ATCGGAAAGAGCACTGGTCTTGCCGAGTTCTTACTATGCCTCGCTTGCTAAAGACAATTTGGTTCAAGACGCATCGGCATACGGTAATGCTGGACCAATTCAAGACAACATTGTCCAGAAGGCGCACGGTTTCAGCATTTACGAATACACCGGCATCCCAACCAACAGCGAAAACCTTGCCGCCATTGCGCTGCATCCTTCCGCTCTGTGTTTGGCCGCCCGCCAGCCTGCTGCACCTTCAGACGGTAGCGTGAGCGTTGCCGACATCACCGACCCATCCACCGGGCTGCCTATCCAGCTCCGAACCTGGTATGACAACACCGCCGGCAAGCACTACTTGTCCATGGGTGTGCTCTACGGTGTTGCCGTTGGAAACGGTGCCGCACTGAAGCGCATTAAGTCTGCTTAATAACATGGCAAACGCACTTGCAAGCGGCGTCTATTTGGAAGCGGTGAGCGAGCAAATGCTCGACTTGTTGTCCTCCAACTTTTTTGCTTTTTCGCTTGTAAGTCGCAACTTCTCGACGGAAGTGAGGGAGCGCGGTGATGGTGTAACCACCCGCGTTCCTTCCTCCGTTTCAGTTAAAGACTTGTCAACTGACTACAGCGCCAGCGATGTAACAAGCACGGGCATCAGCATTCAGCTTAATAAGTTTAAGGGCTTTTCAATGGCGTTTACCGACTTTGAGATTTCAAAGCTCAAAAGCCCGACCATTTTGGAGCGCACTTTTTTGCGCCCTGCGATAGATGCCACTGCAAAAGGTGTCGCCGATGATTTGCTTGGGCTTGTTACGCCTGGCAACTTTAGCGCCTCCCAAGTCAGGACTGCCGCCAATTTCGACAGTGATGACTTGGCAAGCGCTGCCGCGACGCTTTCGGATAATGGGTGCCCACGGTCGCTGAGAACCGCGATGCTTAACCCGTCTTACACAGCAAGCCTGTCTAAAGACGGCGCCATCATTGACGCCAGTGCCTACGGCACAGCGCAACCCATCCAGGAGGGCGAGCTTTCAAGCATTCACGGATTTGGTGTTGCCGAATACCAAGACATACCGACCGGCAACAACCTGCAAGGATTTTACTGTCACCCGAGCGCACTATGCATTGCAGCGCGCCAGGTAAGCCGCCCGACTTACGGCAATGTGGAAGTCATCGACAACATTGAACCGCGCACCGGATTGCCATTTCAGACTAGGAAATTTTACCGCCCGACCGAGGGCAAGTGGTATCTCACGGTTAGCATTCTCTACGGGTGCAGCGTGGGAAATCAAAACGCTTTAATCAGAATCACCGACCAATAAATCATCATGATATTTAAGACCTCATTCACTGTTGGATTTTTGCCTGATGGCTCGCCCGAGCTCATTGCCATGGGCGACCCAGACACATGCAAGGCCGCATTTATTGCAGAACGCGAGAACCCGTCCGGCAAATATTCCGGCGTTAGTGTTTACCGCAAACCACCTTATTGGAAGCGCGCAGACCTACCGCTCGCGCTTCCTAAAGCCAAAGCCAAATCCGCCAAGAAAAAGGCAACCGCCTGATTCGCTCGTTGTTTGTTCGTTAGGTCACCACACCCGACCCAGGCGCGGCAGGGCAACCAGCCCGCCTGGGTTTTTTAATTAATGCCAGACGCTCGAATCATCAACACCCGCGCAGGTTGGCTCTATGAAACAACCACCAGCGCAGCGCCCACAAGTTGGGCCGCTGTTGTGTTCACTGATGGCGTCATGAATTTTGATGACATCGCGAGCGGATACCGCCTTTTCCGCGTTACCGCCGACGGTGCGCAGTTTGGTGCGTATGCTTATACAATCCCGGTGTATTCAAGCGACTGGACCGACGCTGCCACCGTATCGCTTAACGTGCCAGACGGCAGCGGCACCTATCGCATTGACGCCTTTCAAACCAACAACGGCAACTTGCTGGACAGCGACACAATCGACCAAGGGCACCACCGCTCGCGTTTGCTTTACGAGCAACAAGTTGAGATTGAGCGATTGGCCGGCGGTTTGCTTGATTATCACGGCAACGTTTTGCGCTGCGTTGAGAGCGGCAACACGGAAACAAAAGAGCTCGAAGAAGGCGGCATGTTGGAAGGCTACGACCTGACCTTGACCACCAACCGCAAGCAATGGGCCGATTTAGGCATCAAACCGATTGTGGGCGCCACGCTAACCAAGGGCGGCAAGCGTTACAAGATTCAGCAACTTTTGACCAATGACGCGAGCTTTGAGCTTGGGTTGATGAAAAAGCAATGAAACCGCCAACCGTCACAATTGATTTTGACACGCGGCGCTTCAATAAGATGGTTTCTGAATACATTAGGTATTCAGGGCGCAGTTTTACAAATGAGGTCAACAAGCGAGCTTTCAACATCTCGCTAAAAGCAGCAGGCAAGACCAAAAAAGTCAAAAAGCGCGACATAAAAAGAGAGATGCTTGCACCTTCCAGAATCAACCCAAAAGCGCCGGTGGGTGCCATTCTTGTTAATTACGCAAGGGGCCAAGTAGGAAGGAAAGGGTTATGGGGAAAGCCAATGAAAAAAGCTGTTGACCGGACAATCTATTACAGGAGTCAAGGCGTTGGGTTTTATTCATCCGCATTTCTTGGGGCCGCTGAAGATTTTGGGCTTTACATTAGGCCGCCGCGTCAAGTCAGGCAAAGCCGCCGAAGGAATCAACTAGGAAAAGCTAAAGGCGAAGGCCGACCAGAGCGACGCATTGGAGCATTGCGCCCAATGGCAAGCGGTAAAAACACGGCAAAAAACAGCGCATCAAATAGCGCTGCAAAAAAGGGGTTGCGTTATGCCTTAAACGCTGAGACGCGCGACATGATAAAATACATTCGCCGCAAGATTCCAAAAGACTGGGCAATCATGGACCACAAAAACGCGCCGGCTAGGTTTGCATCTAGGAAGCTATGAGTTACCGCAAACAAACAGAGGCAGCTTTTAAAGCATATTTGAGCGGCAAGGTTGGCGTGCCTGTTTACGCTGGCACATCTGACACCATCAAAGCCATGCCTTGCGTGGTGGCGACCTATGTCGGCGGCAACCAAAACCCGCCGCACGTTGGCAACCTGGATGTCACCGTGAGCGTGAGCGTGCAAAGCGAGATTGACGAGGAAGGCCAACCCAATGCGCTAGAGGTGCATGATGAGCTTTTAAGCTCTATCGAGGAAGCGCTTTTTGAGCCCGCAATTTCAGACATTAACAGCGCAACCGATTTCCACCTTTTTGGCGTTACCGACCACAGCGGCATTGAGCGCGACACCGAGGGCACCATTTTGCGCGAAACTATCACCATCACGGCGCCGTGTGCGCTGGGCAACTTTTAACAATTAAAGAAAGACAAATATCATGGGAGCAACCATCAAAGGAACGCCAATCCCTTACGGCACAAAAGAGGGCGGCGGCATTATCAAAATCAAAGCAATGCGCGGCACTGATGTCATTTTCAACGGCAGCATGTATGCAAGCGAAGTGCGTGTCTCTTATGACAGCGACTCCAACAGCGCCGTCGATAGTAATGGAGAAACTATTTCTTATTGCATCTATAACAGGCGCCGCACCTTGTCGCTAACCGGCATCGTCATCAACACCGCCGGCGGCACGCCGGACGGCACAGCAGGCTCACTGGCCAAGGCTCACGAAACTTTTGGCACTGCCATTATGCCTGGTGATGACTTTTTTGTAAGTTACGGCGCAAGCCAAGAATGGGACGAGGTGCACGCAGAAAACGCCGCCGGCAATATTGAAAACGGTGCGCACAGCGGCGGCACAGGCAACTATGTCATCACTTCAGTCGAAAAGACGCGCAGCAACACGGCGTTCGCCGAATGGTCATTGACCGCCATTGAGCACATCACCGCTGATGTTAGCACCGGCGACACCACCGACGATTGATGAGCGACACTTGGGCAGCAACCTGCGCGCCTGGCCACCATTATGTGGCCGGCGTTAAGTTGCGCCCTTTGACATACGGCCACGCGCTCTTGATGGAGCGCCTTGGCCTTGTTGAAATTTTAACGCCCTTAGAGTTCCACGCGTTTGTTGGCATTTGTTCGCGCTCATACAAAAGCGCTGTCAACTGGTTGGGCTGGTTTATGTCGCCGGTTGGTCAATGGTATTATGACCGCAAAGCATTGCCGAAGGAATACAACCAAGCGCTTGGTGAAGCAATGGAGTATTTGTTAACCAGCCAGAAAATGCCGGCGCTTTTGGGCAAGGAAGACAACCAAGCAGGCGGCGCACAGTATGGCGCGCCAACGTTGCAAATCATGCGCACGATTGCGCTTTCAAAATTAAACTATTCACCGAGCGAGCTTTTTGACGCGCCGCTTGGTCAAGTGATGTGGGACATCATTTGCCTAAATGAAATCAATGGCGGTGCAAAAATTATCCACGGCGAGATTTCTCAAGGGCTGGAAATGCTCATGAAATTGCATAAGGAACAAAATGGCGTTTCTTAACTGGAAAATCGGTTTTGACACAACCAGCTTTAACGCTGGCTTGAAGCGTATGCGCGCCAGTTTTAACGGGTGGGCCAAAGACGCGGCGCGAGGTGTTGGCGGGCAACTGGCCGGCGGGCTTGCTTTGGAGCGAATTGTCACCAGCGTGCGCGATATTTATGCGGACGCCGCAAGGATACAGCGAGAAGCATTTGCGCGCGGAATGTCAACGGATGACTTTCAGCGCCTTGAGATTGCCGCAAGACGCGCCGGCACTGAAGTGGACACACTCAGGGATGTCATGGACGACTTGAGCGACAAACGGTTTGAGGCAATTGAAGGAAGCGCTAACTATCAAGGAATCTTGCAGCGATATGGCCTTGAGTTTGACGATTACGCAAACGTTTCAACACAAAAGCTTTTTGAAATGTTTAATGAAGGCGTTGCAGAGATGGGTGATTTGAGCGATGGGCAGAAGGCTCAACTTATTCGCGACCTTGACGAAATTGGTGGCGATGCAGGCAAGTCAATGGCTTTTGCTTTTTCAAAAGGTTTCTTTAATAACCTTAACTTGATAAAGCCGCCTCTTTCACAAAGCCAAATCGGTGAGTATTCAGAAGCTGACAGAACCTATCGCGATTTCATGGCCTCACTTAAAACCGTAAGCGCCGCAACGATTGGAGGCTTGACAAGTGCCGCTGGATGGGTTGGCGGCAACGTATACGGTCGAATGAACAATGAACGCCAAATGCTTGAAACTATGGCGCGCGAGAAAGAAATTATTCTTTTGAACAAAAGAATGGCGAACTCTCTTGAGACTATAAGAAGAGGCTACGAATGAATTTCAAGGGCACAACAAATCTTCCTTCAAGCGTCCAGGTTGAGCGCAATTTTACCGAAACCAACGGGTGGGAATCGGTCTATACTTACAAGGGGCAATATGCCGACATTCTCACTGCCTCAACCAATAGCGCTTATGTCGGCAACGCTTCGCGCGTTAACGTGCGCCAAGAGGGCGGCGGTTATGGAGTATTGCAGGTCACCTTCTCCAGCATCGACAACACCATTGTCGACACGCCAACCACCGAGCCGGAAACTGACACATGGACCTTTGCGCCTTATGAAGTGCAACGTAATACTTTCGAGCACCCTTATTTTTCAGGATTAAGATTTGTTGCCGACCCTGGGCATGTTTCCAAGATTATTGCCGCCGTTGATTCTTATCAAAACAAAGTGAAGGCAGCGATGGAGGCCGGCACAAAGGTGAGCGAGGTTTTTAAAATTGAAAATTATATGTATGGAAGCGGCGGCGGTGGCGACACTTCAGCAGGTCCAGGCGGCACAGCAGAAACAGACACGACCGGCGTGCCTCTTGTTTATTCGTCAACCGTGCGCGACAAAACAACCGAGCTTGCGCATTTCCTAGCTTATGGCCGCGAGACTTACAACGAGGACAAATACACTTTGCGCAACACCCGCGTGGTGCCGGCCAACACATTGCTAAAGGCTTCAACGTACCGCAAAGGCTACCAGTGGACCACCAACCGCTTGGTTGACCTTATCCTTGCGCAAAAGACTGATGTGACAAAATTCAGCATTTGCGGCGAGCTCCTTCTTGATTTTGCCGGCACTTATTGGCTCAAAAAGGCGCCCACTATTATGGAGCTTTACAACGGCAAATTTGAAATTGCCACTGAGTTCATAAACATGGAAGCGGGTGAGTTGCCTGCCGAGCTCTATCCTTACCATACATGAGATTTCGCCGGCTAACTCAATTCAATGTGCGCGGTATTTTGGACGCCATCAAGGCGCTTCAAGAGGCGGTCGAATCGCTACAACCGCGCAAGAGTGCCGGCACACTTATCACGCACTCATCAAGTGGAGTTACGGTGCGCGCATCGCGCCAAAAAGCAACCGGTGGCGGCGGCACAACATCATCAAGCCAGCCATCCAGGTGGCAATGATTTTTTACAAATTGCAGAACATTAATAGAGGGCTCTATGTCGGCACCGACCGAATTTGGAGACACACTTGCCGGCGCAAATCGTGCGCCAATCTCCTGCCCTGCCTAATTTTTAGACAACCATGGCAACAGAAAAAATTTTAATCTTTGACGAAGCGGGCAACGCCAAGCGCATGAAAGTGCGCATTGCTCGATTTTTGGACAACGAACCAGTCACCGCCAGCGACAAAGAAAACATCCGCACAACCTTGGACGTGGACGGCAGCCAGAGCGGCACTTTCACGACACCTTTAAGCGTCACAAGCGCAAGTGACAGCAGTTTCACAGGCGGCGGCAGCGTCGGAATCGGTACAGCCTCGCCGTCTGAGCTTCTGCATCTAGATGCAACCAGTGGGGGTGTTAACAGTCGCGCATTGAGTCGAGCGCATTTTGGTGGGCAGTATGCAA